CTGACTCAAAGTTAGTGGGATTGGCGGTAACTGAATATTACCACAAGATCTCTGCATAGTGAACTAGATCTAAATTCCGAAGCCTTTCGAGTTCTTCGGTTTAGATTTAGGTACCATCTTCTTAGTAGTGATGTTTCGACTTTGACTTTGGGTATTCTCTTTAGAGAGAATAGTCAAAGCTGAAACAACTTTAGCTTGTAGAGACTCAGATCCTAAGATCTTAGAGTCTTCCTTCGCTACTTGCAACATGCTACGTAAGTAGTTTATGTTGCTAGCACGGGGATCGCCTGTTCTTTGGCGCTCTACATACTTCTCAGGTTCTACGAACCTGAGAAGAGCTCTTCCGGTTAGCGGCTTAGATTGGTCTCTGTTCAAAAACAAATCTTGAACTTTTTCCAACCTAGGTGCCGGCCAGTAATCTAAGAGGTCTAACGCATTGCGTCCGACCGCCTCCTGATAGCTAAGTGGAATCCACGTAGCTGGAGGAGGACCAGGAATGCTATTCACAAACGTGAAACAGTCCTGATACAGATCCCGAAAGTTAACTACCATGTCTTTCTCATCTTTAACGGTGAGGACTTTTACCAGAAACGCGTCAAGCGGTCCTGATTCTCGTCCTAACCCGTTCAGTTGCCTATGTCCTTTTAATAGGATTTTAGCTAACTGTCGCTGTGCAGGGTTTAGATATCCTATAGATTGCGGACCAAGATTTCTTACGAAATCTAAGAAGCTTCTATCTGATACTTTTGACCATTTATAACCTTTACCGAAAGATTTCGGAGTTATAGAGTAGCCAGCAAACTCTGCTAGGTATTTAGAGCTAAAAGTTTTAGATTCAGAAATCTTACAACCTAGGTTGTTAAGTGTGGATCTATAAACTCTAGCCACTTCGTCATTATTAATAACGACGTCGTCCCCTAAGACTCTGAATGTGTCTACGGGGTTTACCTGCAATTTCTTACAAATTCCTATTAATAGGAGGTTGTGAGTAAAAGCGAAAGCAGCGAATGAAGGGCCCAATCCTTGCGGTTGGCCCCTAGAGAAAGAAACCTTTTCAACCTTCCCTGATTTAAGGGAGGTTGCCCACTCAGACTTGGAGACACGGTCCATGATATTAATCATGGTAACTTGTCGCTTACCTTTGAAATGCATAAGTAATGCTTTCTTCTGGTAATTCCAAGGGAACAAATTAGTAGCATCTGACAAGTCTATGGAATGGACTGTCTTCCCTTCTTGTAACCAACCTTGAATAGGCTTTAAAGCCGATTCTTGGTTATGTGTTACATCCGTAGGTAATATCCTAAGCACATTAGATATATCCTCTTTAAGAGGATCTAACGCAGCTTGGAGAACCCTAGAAGGATTTGCAACTAATCTGGCTTTGTAGCCAGGTTCCTGTATGACACTTATGTGTCCTACAGTGTGAGCGGGTCCATCATTTGATGGAAAAGGGCTTTGATTGAAGAAGTCGAGTTTTGGAAGAACAGAATCAAAGTGTTCTTCAAACTCGTCGACAATCTTGCGAACTTGATAGCTCCTGGCTCCATGAAGGAACATACCGAAGGTATCTTCCTCAGGTGAAGTAGTTAAACCACTTCCCCTACCATTTGGCCCCCTCTTGTCTTTACCGAGATATTCGATAAAGGTAGGAGGCAACTTGCTATCATCAGTTATAGGACGGATACCCTGTAACTGCTGCCTTTTTGCTACATCAGTAACGACAAGGCCGATCTTCGGAACAGATGTGAGTCCTGTTTTATCAGGACTTTCCATGCTGTCGAAGAACTTCGCACGCTGCTTGGAAGTCATTTCCTCAGAGACAAACTGAGTATATGATCTCAAAGCAGTCAAGGTTTTCGAAAAAGAACGTTTAGAGCTACTCTTAAAGAG